GTCCAAGTACAAGGAACTGGCCCAGTCCATCCTGTCCGACCTCAAGATGATCGCCGCACAGCAGGCACTGGTCTGGGGGGCGAGGAAGATCGCCGGCTTGATGGGGGTCGACCTGACGCCCAAGGATGCAGCGACGGACGCGGCGGCGGTGGCTGCAGGCGTGGCGACTGCCAAGGACGCCAAGGTCGGTGATGCCAAGGCGGGCGAAACCAAGGACGCCAAGGACACCAAGGGCACCACAGGACTTTCGGGGTTCCGCAAGGGCTTCGGCAGCGCGCTCGGCGAGTACATGGAAAAGACCGAGAACTCCGCCAAGTTCACCCAGGATGCCTTTTCCAAGGCGTTCACCGGCGCAGAGGCGGCACTGCAGAGCTTCGTGAAGACGGGCAAGTCCAACTACAAGGATCTGGCCAAGTCGATCATCGCCGATCTCAAGATGATCGCCATCCAACAGGCAATCGTCTGGGGCGTCAAGAAGATCGCGGGCCTGTTCGGATATGGCACGGGGGTGGAGGCCAACGCCAACGGTGGCGTCTACCAGTCGCCGAGCCTGTCGGCCTATTCCGGCGGTGTCTACAACACTCCGCAGCTGTTCGCCTTCGCCAAGGGCGCCGGCGTGTTCGGCGAAGCGGGACCGGAAGCGATCATGCCGCTGCGGCGCGGGCCGGACGGCCGCCTGGGTGTGGCCGCGCACGGTGGCGGCGGTGGTGGCGGAGTGGGAGTCAGCATCCGCATCGACAACAACGGTGGCAGGGAAGTCACCACCAACGAAAGCATGCTGCAGCAGTTCGGCAACGAAATCGGCCAGTTCGTGGAACGCAAGTACCGCGAGCTGCAGAGTCGTGACCTGAAGGCAGGTGGTGTGCTCAGCAGGAGTGCCATGCAATGACCGACACCTTCACCTGGCCGGCAACCAGCCAGAGTACTGGAACCACCACCGCCGCCGTGAAGCGCGCGAAGTTCGGAGATGGCTATGCGCAGGCCGCTGCCGATGGCCTGAACGCCACTTCACGCAGTTACCAGCTGCAGTTCGTCGGCAACCGCAAAACGATCAACGAGATCGTGACCTTCCTGGATGGTCATGCCGGCCGCAGCTTCCTGTGGAAAGGGCCACTGGGGCAGGGGCTGTACATGTGTGATTCCTACACCGACAGCCATCTCGGCGGCCAGGTATCGACCATCACCGCCACCTTCGAACAGACCTTCCACGCGTAGGCATGAGCATGGATCTTCAACGGATCGACCTGGATACCATCCAGCCCAACGGAAAGCGTGGGGAGACCCAGCGGCCCGCCTTCACCAAGATCAACCAGAACTTTCAGGATGTTGCGTTGGCGCTGGAGGGAATCCCTGGTGCCATCGCAGACTCAGTCTCGGGAAAGAACCGTTTGATCAATGGGAATTTCGAGCTCTGGCAGCGTGGGGACAACTTCACCGCCGCCGCTGCCTACTGTGCAGACAGATTCTTTGCACAGCAGGGAGGGATGGACGGAGCAGTCATATTCAAATCACCCGTTGCCCCGGGCGATTCGAACTTCCCGAGAAGCCTGTTTACGTTGGCCGCCAATTGCAACGGGAATCACAACGCCGCCGGACACCATTTCCTGTTCGAGCAGCGTGTGGAAAGTGTGCGGACCTTTGCCGCATCGGAGAGCACGCTATCCTTCCTGGTCTACAACGCAGGCACCGCAGGCAGAAAGATCGCAGTCGAGTTCCTGCAGCGCTTCGGAACGGGCGGAAGCCCCACTGTCACGGCGATCCAGCCGGAAGTTTTCACGCTCGCACAGGGCCTGAACCGGATCAGCAAGACCGTCAGTCTTCCTTCCATCTACGGTAAGACGCTTGGCAGTGGCGATGATTCGGTCATCTGTGCGGTATGGCTCTCAGCAGGCAGCGACTTCAACGCGCGCACAGGAGGGCTCGGCGCGCAGGCAGGCCAGTTGTACTTCGGTGAAATGCAATGGGAAGCCGGCGCACGGGCGACCCGCTTCGAGTGGAGATCACCGGCCCACGAGCTTGCGCTGTGCCAGCGCTACTACCAGAAGTCCTTTCCTGTTACAGAGGTTCCCAACAGCAGGAGCAGCTCCGCCGTCCATCGGAACGCCGTGGCCTTCAACAGTGGTACCTGCCGGGTTGTTGCAGAGTTCAAAGGCACGATGCGCAGCACGCCAAAGCTGCTGTTCCATGCAGGTGGAGAAGGTGGTGACATCGGATCGCCGAGCTTCTGGAGGTACTACGACGCCGCGGGCGGAACATGGCGCGCGGGAACGCTGACTAACGTAGTCATGGCAACGAGCCAGGCGTTCATGGCTGACGTAGGCGGTGCGGGCTTCCTGGTAAGCGGCACTGTTCTACTGGCAGGCCACTACACCGCCGATGCCGAACTCTGAGTGCATTCATGCGTTTGCGGGATCGGGCGGAAAGCCGTGAGATCCGCCCGTTGACGGAATGAAAGTACTCAGACCCCGAGCGGACGCCGCCGATTCACCTCGTTCAAGGAGCCAACAATGGCAAGAAAGATCATCGACCTCGATTCCGTTCAACCGAACGGAAAGCGGGGTGAAACACAGCGCCCGGCGTTCACCAAGATCAACGACAACTTCGCCGAAGTCTACGACGCGTTGACTGAGGTGGCGAAAATCCCGCAGATCGTGGGGAATGCCATCACCGAGCGCGTTCCAGGCAGGAATCTGCTCATCAATGGTGCCCTGCAGTTCTGGCAGCGCCGTACATCTGGTCGTGTTGGCAGTGGGTCGGGGACGCTGGGCGCGGAAGTGTTCTTCGCCGACCGTTTCACGAACTCGGCGCTGGTCTGCAACCACGACGTGCAGCGCGTGGCGTACGACGGGCAAGCCGGATTTCCGGAAGACACACGGTCGATTCTGGTCTGCACCGTATCCGAGGCCATCGCCAGAAGTGGCGCCTGGATGGGGCAGAAGATCGAGGGTGTCCGCAGTGCAAGTGGAGACATCACGATCTCGGTATGGGCGAACTCTGATGCGCCCGGTCGCAGTGTGGGCGTGCGTGTCATCCAGGATTTCGGAACCGGAGGCTCACCCTCGCCGCAGGTGGTGCTGGAAGCCGGTGTGCTCACACTGGGCACCACCGCCAAACGTCACAGCATCACGGTGACGTTGCCGAGTACCCGGGGAAAGGTGCTCGGCAGCAACGGCAACGACCACCTCTACGTAGTGTTCGACCTGTGCGGTGCTGGTCAGAAGGGCGAGCTGGTGGCACAGAACGGCTCGTTCGGCTTTACCCAGTTCCAGGTCGAATCGGGCCGCGCAGCGACATGCTTCGACTGGCGGCCGCCAGGTGTGGAACTGGCGTTGTGCCAGCGCTACTACGAGAAGAGCTACAACCTCGACATCGTGCCCAACACGGCGCACAACGAAGGGCGCGAGGCATTCTCGATCAACTCACCGGGAATGGCGCATTACCAGAGCGTGCGATTCCAGACGGCAAAGCGTGCCCATCCCTACGTGATGATCATCTCGGCCGACAACATCCAGCAGGATGGACACATCGCGGAAGACAACATCTCCCGCGTGCCCTGCCTGGTCAACTACGCCTCGCCTTCCGGGTACGAAGTCAGCTGGACCAACAATCCAGGCCGCTGGGGCGGCTGGTGGCATTGGTGGGCCGACGCCGAGCTTTGATGGGGCGCCCGCAGGGAACAGGACGACAGCAATGACGAGAAAAATCATCGACCTCGATTCCGTTCAGCCGAACGGAATGCGGGGCGAAACCCAGCGCCCGGCGTTTACCAAGATCAACGACAACTTCGCCGAAGTGTATGGCGCGCTGGATTCGCTGGAAAGCGCATTGCAGAGCGCGGCTCCAGGCAGGAACCGCCTGATCAACGGCAACTTCGATTTCTGGCAGCGGGCCACCACTGGCACCACCCAAGGCGGCGAGATCTATGTGGCCGATCGTTGGACCGTGGCAGCGCTGAGCTGCACGCATACCGCAAATCGCGGGGCCAATCTTCCTGCCGGCGGAGCCGCGCCGGAATCGCGCCGTTTCCTCAACAGCGTTGTCTCCAAGGTCAGTGCAGGCAGCAGCGCCTATGTCGCACAGAAGGTCGAAGGGGTCGCCACGCTGTCCGACGGCGAAGTGGTGGTTTCCGGCTTCGCCTATGGCCCGCCAGGAAAACGCATCGGTGTTCGTCTCATCCAGCACTTTGGCACCGGTGGTTCGCCGTCCGCCGCGGTCAGCGTAGAGCTGGGAACCGTGGCGGTCACCGCCGCGTCCTGGACCTATTTCCAGCTCAGTGCGCGACTGCCATCGGTGAAGGGGAAGACGCTGGGCAGCAATGCCGACAGCGATTTCCTGTGGCTGGTGGTGGATCTGTGCGCCGATGCCTATGGCGGTGTCATCTCCGGTCAGAGCGGAGAGTTCGGCCTTGCGATGATGCAGCTGGAGCGCGGCGACAGGGCAACGGCATTCGACCTGCGCCCGCTGGCCCACGAGCTGCAGCTGTGCCAGCGCTACTACGAGAAGAGCTACAACCTGGATGTGCCGCCTGGCACGGCCGATGGCATCGGACGCGACAACCAGTTCTACGACCGCAGCGTCGGCGTTGGCAGCACCTCGCATATCCGGTGTCGCGTCCCCAAGCGGGCCATCCCAGCCTACACGGTCTACAGCGATGTGAACGGGCAGGCAGGGCGCATATCCGGCGCAAGCGGCGGCATCGGCACGGTGACGTCCATCGTATATGCCGGCCAGTCCGGCGCACAGGTCAATTACCAATCCGCCGCAGGCAACTGGGGCTCCTCCTTCCATTGGACCGCCGACGCGGAGCTATGACATGTATCAACTGACCGAAGAGATCGACACCATCAAGTGCCTGCAGACCGGCGCCTTCATTCCACGTGGCCACCGTCTGTGGAATGACTATGAAGCCTGGTGTACGGCAGGCAATGAGCCGGAGCCGGTACCGCCGCTGTTCGCACCCGGCTCGGCGCAGTTCCATCGCTTCATCCGCGGAAAGGCGTGGGAGTGGATGGCCCAGTGTGCCCGCGATCGCGGCTATGACAGCATCGAGAGCTGCTGCAGCTACGTAGGCAGTGCGGTGCCGCGCTATGCGCAGGACGCCATCGCCATGATTGCCTGGCGCGACGGGGTCAACCTCGCACTGGAGACTATTGAGTCCACCGCCGAGGAGAACGCGCCGGACTGGCGGAAGGTCCAGGCGCAACTGCCGCAGCCGGATGCATTCGGCTGGCCTGCCGAGCAGGCGCCGGAAATCCTCGGCGGCTGAGGAGGACGACGCATGGCACGACGCACAATCGACCTTGATACCGTGCAGCCGAACGGAAAGCGGGGTGAGACGCAACGGCCGGCCTTCACCAAGGTCAATGAGAACTTCGCCGATCTCTACACGGATCTGGATGAACTCGAAACCACCGTGCAGGATCTCCGGCGCAGGCAGAACGGCCGGAACCGGCTGATCAACGGTGACTTCAGGTTCTGGCAACGGGGCAGCAGCCGCACTGTGGTGTCGCCTCTTGCGGTGTATGTTCCCGATCGCTTCCAGGTGGTATGCACCGGGGCGGGGCAGGTCGCGGTGTCACGCCGCAGCTTCGATGCCCCGGCATTCGGGGTCACGGGATTCATGAACTGCGATCTCACCGGATCGACGGCCGCGACCGAGGCGTTCGTCACCCAGCCGGTGGAAGGCGTGCAGACGCTGGCGGGAAGTACCGTGACGCTGAGCATGCAGGCATGGGCCGCGACGCCGGGCTGCCGCATCGGCGTTCGCTTCATCCAGACGTTTGGTACCAATGGGTCTCCGGATGTGACGGTCCGGGCAGGCGTCCAGGAGATCGGCACCGCGGCCGCGCTCAGGTACTTCACCGTCGAGTTGCCATCCATTGCTGGCAAGACCGTGGGAGCCAACAGCAAGCTGCACGTCATCGTCGACTTTGCGACACCCGGTGGTTATGGCGGACAGCTTGTCGGCCAGTCTGGGTCCTTTTCGCTGACCTGCATGCAGTTGGAGAAGGGGGCGACACCTACCGACTACGACATGCGTGATGACGCAACCGAGCTGATGCTGTGCCAGCGGTACTACGAGAAGAGCTTCCCACTGGAACAGGCACCGCAGCTTGGCATGCCGTCACCGCAGGGCGTCGCCGCCGCGTTCCAGGCAGGCCTGGCGCGCAGTGAGCAGATCTCCTTCAAGGTCGCCAAACGCACTGTGCCCGCACTCACGCTCTACTCCAACAGTGAAGTGGCGCCGGCCCTCGGCTACTGGTCGTTGTTCAACGGCAACGGGTGGTCACGCGGAATGGCTGTCCCGCTGTTCCTTCGTCCCGATGGATTCACGCTTCAGCTTGATTTCGGTTCTGGCCTGACGCCGTTCTATGCCTATCTGGTGGGCGGCAACTGGGCGGCTGACGCCGAGATCTGACCTTGGTCGTCAACACCGGCGCACGCAGCGAGGACTGCACATGACACGAAGAATCATCGACCTGGACACCGTCCAGCCCAACGGCAAACGAGGTGAGACCCAGCGGCCGGCATTCACCAAGATCAACGACAACTTCGCCGAGATCTACGCTGGTCTGGACGACGCGCAATCGGCGCTCATGCATCTGGAAGGCCGCATGGCCGGAAGGAACCCGCTCATCAACGGCGACTTCCGGTTCTGGCAGCGCGGTGCAGCGTTCCCTGCATCCACGGGCTCTCGCTACATCGCTGACCGCTGGGCGGTCAATGCCATCGGCACCAGGGTGGCTGCCTCACGCGAGGATGTGCCTCCAGGCGGCGGCCAGGGAGGGCGCCTGCTGGCTGGGTCGCGCCACCTGCTTCGGCTGGAGGTGCAGAGCGTTGCCGGTGCCGGCAACATGGCGCTGGTCCAACAGCGCATCGAGGATGTCCGGACACTGGCCGGGCGCACCGTCACGATCAGTTTCAAGGCGCGCGCCTCGGTGGACGACTTCCGCATCGGCGTGGAGTTGCAGCAGTCCTACGGAACGGGTGGGTCTACCGCGCGCGACAGCATCGGCGCCTCGGTCGTGCTCGATACGCTGTGGCGATGGCACCAGGTCACCGTGGAAGTTCCCG